GAGACGCATCCTGTTATTTGGATACAATGCATACTGTCCATTCTCTAATTGTATGCAGTTATGACTCTTGTGCTCCTGTGGAACCTCACTCACATTATTATCTACGATATCTATATTCACATGGTAGTTATCTAGAGTAAACAGATACTGCCCGTGTATCAACCCGTGGTCTCTTGTACGGATCTCAGCATCCATAGAAGATATAAAACCTTTATTAATTGCCATCACCCCATAATCCATACAATTCCAAAATTGCAGATTCTCTAGACTCATATCGGGCGTCGGCGTTTTCGGTGCTCGGAGAAAAGCGGATATAGGTAACTTATCATACATCGCACCATACTCAGGTAGATACGTCTCAAAATAAAACGCGCGACCAGGTATACTCTTCGCAGCTACCCAGACGCCCTCAACAAATTCTCCGTGCCCACTCTGATGGTCAGTAAGGTATTCTTTACGCACCCATACTTTCTCAGCAGGTAAATTACAAATCAGATTCATTCTAAAGGTTCAATTCCGTATGGTGTCAAATCGTAATAAGGTATCTCTAACGCTTCACCCTTCAGTGGTGTAGGTTGCCCTATCTTATCTAAGATACTCGCAGGTATCTTCTTCTTAGTTATATCATAAGGAATAGGAGCATTACTCACACACACTCTTACACACTCCCATTCCTCATCGGTTAAATTATAGTTCATTCCAAAACTTATATGATCAAAGTTCATTTGTGATGAAATACCTCAACATATGATTGACACTTAGGACAAGTGAAGCTAGACCAGAAATCATACTCAGATTCCTCTCCGTCATTTATATCCTCCATGTCAAAATCAGATCCCCAGATCAACTCAGTACCACAGTGCCAACAGTTCATCGTATTATCGGCATCCTATCTGGTTCTCTATAGATATACGGATCTA